CCCTACGATTGTCCTCTGGTCGCCAACGTGCATAGCGACTAAGGGCAATGTATTCCTCATAGCTTGATTTTAATCCTGCCATTGTGTATCCTTCCTTACTGTGTGTAGTCTGCCGCAATCAGGGCAGTACGCTTTCTTAACTACTTTCAGCAATAGAAACTCTGTCCAACAATTAGGGCAGATGTATTCATATTGCTTAATCTCTTCACATACAATTACAGTCATTATTGATTCTCCTTATTAGCTTCAAACAGCCAATTAGCATATACATCAGACTTAGCAATCTCTTGCTCAAGGTTGTCCTTCTTACCAGCTCTAAGCCGATACTTAAGGAAGTTACCTTTACAATATCCTGCAAATTCCTCTGGTGTAAGAGTCAATCGAATAATATCAATAGCCTCCATATCAGGGAAAGTCATATAGTGATTAGGTTTATTTACTACGTCGTTCATGCTTGACCTCAAAATGTTCCTTAATGACAATGACTGCATCTTTCCAATCTCCTACAGTTCCATATGTATCATGTAAATAAGTACCTATCGCCCTCCACAGACGATAGAGTTCTGGTTCTGTTATCTCAGGTTTAGACATACTCCACCTCAATTCCACAAGACTTAGCAAATTCAATCTCTGCTGTTACGCCTTTACTTTCTTCCCAACCATCTAGCATCAGTACAACAAGTAGAGATGCCTTTGAAAGCATAGCTTGATTGTAGTTCTTCCAGAAGTTAAAGTCAAGGGGTAATTCATATTTATCTGCAATAGAGTGGCAATGAACAATAGGAGAGTATAGATACTGTTCCTCTTTAAGCATGGCTGCTGTGTACTTCTCAACTGCTAAGAATCTCTCCTCTACTACGTCTGCATCTTTATCTGAATAAGGACTAGCTACGTAGATGAAGCTCATAGCCACTCCTTCATTAGATACGCTAAAGATAGTTCCATCAGACAGAAGTTACCATCTTCCACTTCATGCAACATCAAACAGCCTTGCCAATGGTCATTAGCTTGTGGCCCTTTGTAGTCTTCAAAGTGTTGGTAGAAGCTACCTGCTACAATCCCTCGAATAGTCTTACCATTAGCTAGAGACTTAATAGCCATATCCAAACCTTGTTGGTGTCCCATAACAAATGAGAAGCCTACATTGTTAAGCTTGGTATGTGCCTTGCCACCATAAGGATGACCAGACATAGGGTTATAAAAGTAATGAGCGAACGTGACACCATTAATCTCCAGTGGGTCTAGGAAGTCATTGACATTCCAGCCATAAGCTTCAAGTCCTAATGTATCAAAGCCAAGTACACCATCTAGTACAGGATAGGCATTGATGTGTCGAGCAATACGATTCTCATGGTTACCTAGCAGGTATTCCATTCGAGGCTTGTATTGTTTCTTCTTATTAGACTTACGCTTCCTGTTGTATGCATTGATAGGCTCTAGGAGCGCATCCATTGCTGCCTGACCGGACTTAATGTCTTCTAGGTAGTTTGCCCCTTCTGCCTTCTTTGTGCCTCTGTCATAGGAGCTAAGAGAGTGCATGTCCCAATGGTCACCTAGATGGACAATCACATCAGGCTTATGCTTAACGATGTAATTCCCTGCCGCTGTAAGGTGGTCAATAGGAACTCCGGGTCTAACTTGTGTATCTGGTACAATAAATATCTTCATTAATCCTCCCACTCATCAAAATCATCAATGAGCATATCTTCAGCTTCACCTTCTAGAGTTTCCATGATATGCAATGCATCATACAGCAAACCATAAGCATCTGAGCTTGTGTTGTCTGTAAGTGCCACTTGACATGCCTCTAAGGTGTCTTTAATATGCTGCACTTCTTGTGCAGAGATAAGAATCATTGAGTGTTCTCTTCGTCTAATGCATCAAGTTCATCCCACACAGAGCTACCATACTCAAGAAGGTTCTCAATACGCCATAGGCTACCCATAATAAAGAGACCAAAAGACTCCATAGTGTGCCCATTCCACATAGCATAAGCACCGCCAATCATCAATAGGAATGGTGCTGCCTTATCTAAGTTAATCATTAAATTCATTTATTTCTTTCCTCGTTTGTTTTTATCTGATGGCAAGGCTTACATAGCACTTGGAATCCATCTTCGGGTGTTAGCCTTTCAAGGAAGAGTTTCAAATCATCACCACACTTCAGCGTCCCCACTGGTGTTATATGGTCAATCTGTACTTCTTTGTCAGGGAACCATTCCTTACAGTGGTTACATTGAAACTCCCATTTCAATCTAGCATTACTGCTTTGGCTTGGTCTACGTGCCTCTATCTTGGCTTGCGTAGCTGGCTTCCAATAACGGAAGTGTCTACGTAATGCAGAACGAACAGAACCCCAATAACCGGCCTCTGTAAGTGTTGCATTGTTTCTCGTCTTCTTAACTCTCTTCGCCATTTATCATCCTGTATAAATCAAAGTGGTCACCTTCCTTACGCATCATCCAGAGAAGACTTCCATCTTCCTGCATACGAGCTTCAGGGTCGTCTGTATGAATAGCATAGTGCAAACCTACAGCACACCATTGGTCGTCTAATGATAAGCCCTCTAGGATAGCATCAGCTTCCTTTGGCCCAACTCCTACACGCTGCTTATATGGAAGTCCTATCTTAGCCCCTGACTTGTACTTCCTAGTGATTCTCTTAGCACAACCTAAGATATGGTCTGTATCATCACCAGTAAGCATTTGTTTAAAGAACCAATTAAGGCCATCATTATTATCTATAAACACCTTCTTGTCTTTGTTCCAGTTGCTCAGCATCAGCTCCCTCAAGTCTCATTTGAATAGCAGCTCTTTCAGCAGAATCATTATAAATGCATTGCTCCATAGCCATAGCATCATCAGCTTCGATGCCCTTAACTACCTCGGCTTTCCATACATCAATAAGATATGCCTTAATAGCCTCAAAGTGGATTGGTCTAACGAAGTCGTCTCGGTTCCCCTTGTACTTCTGTGTAACTGCCACCTTCTCTCTAAAGTTACCCTTCCCTGTCAAGTAGCCTTTGTACGTCTCTGCGCCAACAGACTCCAAGATAGAGTTGAGCATCACCTTCACTGAGTGTAGTGCATTAGCAACAGGGTCAGGAATGATGATAGTAGTCAGTTCATAATCATCCTTACCAAGCTCCTTATCTTTAAGCCATACATTCATTTCCTTCTTTGTGTCAAACGTAGCAACTCCCTGCTTACCATGCACTCTTACTTGGTGCTCATTGCTTTGAGCTGCAAATCCTATAGCATAGTTGAGAACATCCATGTCAATCAGGGCACATATCCCTGAGCCTTCCTTAGAATAATGAGAATGAGCTGTCACTACATTCTCTGGTGTTCTCCGTATTAGTTTAGGCAAAGGTATACCCTCCAAATAATGCATTGAATATTTCAATCATCTTGTTATGACATTGAAACATTGTAATGCCTAGCTCATCTACAAGCTCTGGAGAGCAAGTGTTATTAATCACTTCTCTAATAGTTACCAATGATGTATCACTCCTATAATAATGAATAACTCAGTGATAGCTGTCAGCACCATTAAGCATCTACCTAAGCAGCTACTCATGCTCTTGCTCCTTAAACCAATCCATAATTGTATCAAAGTTAACTGGCTTCATATCATTGAAGTCTACATTAACACAATAGTAAGGATAGGGTAGTTTATCAGTAGAAGCCCCATTGTGTACATGACCATGTATGTTACCACGCTTACGTACAATCTCCTGTTCATGGATAGGTGGATGTGAAAGCCAGAAGCCTTTATATCCACGGAAGCCATGCACCTTATTAAAATACTTTAGATACTCCTTAGTGCTAAGAGTATCATGGTTACCTATAATAAGTTCTTTAACTCCAGGAATATTATCAAACACAGGAAGGTGCTTATGATGCCACACCAAATCACCTAGAATAAATATCTTATCTCTCTTACCTATTGTTTGTAGATTATCAATAATCACTGCATCGTGCTCTTCTATTGAATCAAATCCACGCATCTTTGCTACGTTCTTATGCCCTAGATGTAGGTCAGATGTGAACCATACGTTACTTGCCATCCTCTTCTTCCTCGTAATGAATTCCACAGTTACCGTTCTGACTAATGATGTCAATACGGCTAATCTGTGCCTTATAAGAATTGCACCTGTCATAGCCAATACACTCTAGGGAGTTCAGCCCATTACGCATACCGGCATTATAGCAGTGTCCATCCTTATTATCCTTACACCGCTGAAATAACATTAGTGTACTGGAAAGCTAATAACTTCAGCCTTCTCACCATCTGCCTCAAGTCCCACCAGTTCTTTCCACTTATTATCTACAAGTAGGTCATTCATCTGGTGCATATAGATGTGGGCTTGAGACAAGCTATCCACTCGTGCTTCAACCACTTCATACTTCTTGTTCATAATGCAGTAGCAAATCTCTACACCATCTTTATCTTTGTAGTTAGCGTCTACGGTGCAAATATAGTTTTCGTTCTCTGTAACAATTGTTGTCATTGTTTTTCCTTAATCTAAAATAAGTCCCGCTTACCAGAATACGGGGTAGCTGTTTAGCCGCTACGGTCAGCCTCGCTACAGTTTTACATCATGCTAAGGATGTGTCGGGCAAGTTTCCTTGCTTAAAAAGGTACATCGTCGTCGAATTCATTAGCAATACCTTTGAATCCTTGGTCAGATGCAACATCTACAGGTGCTGCCTTAATACGCTTATCAAACACCCACTTGGCTAGTCCAAATAGTGCAGCATTGACAGGATTCTCATCATCGCCCTCATCTGCATTACCTACACCAAACTCAAGGGTGGCATCCTCTACGCCATCTTGATACTTCTCAGGGATGGGGTTAACACCAGCAATGTTATCAAACACACGGCCTTCATTATCACCCTTACCTTTAGCGTGCTTCACTCGAACAGAGCAAGGCTTACCAAGTTGAGCTTCCCAATCAGCATCACCACCGGCTTCAGCATCAGGTTCAAACACTTGATAGAGGGGAAGTTCTTTACCTTTCTCTGTCAGGTTCTTGAAGATGTTGAATGGGCTACCCCACATATAGCGTGCTTTCTCTTCGCCATCTAGTGTAACTGTCTGACCAACAATCTCATAGCCAAGAGCAATCTGTTGTGCAGGTGGCTTCTGCTCACCCTTCCACACCATACCTTCTTGAATACCAAGGTCAGCGATATATACTAGACGAGCCTCATGCTCACCTTCTTTCAGGTTCTCGATAGGGTCAAAGTCTTTATCGTTTGAACCACCGCCTACTGAACGTCGTTGTAAACCCATATATTTATGCTCCCGCAATTAGTTTTGTTAAGTTATCTTTGATTCGGCTAGCTACATCACGTTCTTGGCTAGCTTCCTCTAGGTCTTCATTAGCTTGAGTGATTCGAGAGTTTGCAGACTCTTCCTTCATCTCACATAAGCGAACGAATGCATCTAAATCTTTAATAGTTTTATTAAAAGACTTAGTGATATTATTCAATGTTAAATTAAACATCCTTACTCCTAGTGTGTCGTACTCCAATCGTCTCCGATTTCATACTCACCCGTTATTGGGCAATTCATTTCAAAGAACCTTCCGGCAGCTTCAAAACATTCTATAATTATATCTCCTACAAGCTCAGCTTGGTCTTCTCTTACCTGCATCTGTACTTCATCGTGATACGTGATAAGCAGTGTAGCATCTAGGTTTGGGTTTGTCAAGATATTTCTTTGCATATATGCTAATGCGACTTTCATAATCAAACTTCCATCACATTGTAGTAAGGTGTTTAGAGCTTTATGCTCTTGAATCTTACCCTCATACGCTCTCATCCATATCTTTCTACCATCTAACCCAATAAGATAACCTCGCTTACTAGCTTTCTTTACTCTAGTGATAAGTCTATCAAGGGCTGGAAGAGCAGCAAGGAATTGCTTTTTAATCTTCTTACCTTCTCTAGCACCACCACCAATGGAATGCCCTACTAAAGCATCTCCACCTCCGTAAAGGAATGTGTAGATAAATTTCTTGGCTTGGTCTCGTGTACTGAGCTTAGCCGCTTTCTGATTGAATATATGAATATCCTCATTCAAAAGAGTATTCGTGTATTCCGCATCATTCATTCTATGAGCTAGGCATCTTAGCTCAAGTCCTGATAAGTCTGCTCCCACCATCTTGTACCCTTCTGGCACCATGAATAGTGAACGCATTTCTTTACCCAATACAGAAGAAACACGTGGGATGTTTGCTACAACCTTATGTGTCATTCTATGGGTGTTAGTTCCATCCGGTATAGCTCCTGCTGGTATTCTACCATCTGGTCTAACGTGTCTTAGAAAGCCCTTTATCTGAGCTTGCCTATGCCTAATTATGTAAAACTTAGCTACTTCTTCACCTAAGATTCCTAATGTCTTTTCCAAGCTGGGGCACGCCACTGTCTCATCAAACTCGTTCTTGATGGTTAACTTTGGATTTCCCTTTTCGGTAAAGTTTCTAGGTTTCCAGCCTAATCTGAGTAGTTGTTTCTTAAACTTTTCCCTGCTGTTCATGTCAGGGTCAGAGAATTCTACTCTACTGAACGGGCCACCGATGTTTGGAATATCGTAACCCTTCTCGGTATACCACTTAAACACATTACTAGAATAGCCGCCTCCCTTGAGGTAAGGCTTGTTTAAGGGCACAGTGTACTTGTTTATTACTTCGTAGCTTAGACGGCTCCTGAGAGCGTTATAGATACGTTTACATTCGATGTCTATGTCGTCTATTAACTTAATAGCAAGAGGAAGATTAAATTGCACGCCATTCCTTTCTTGTTGACTGATTATAGTAGCTACAGCGTGCTCGACTTTGCTACTCATTACCCAATCTACCATATCATTCTTTCATCTCCTCTATCAGTGCATCATACACATCTTTGTTAATACGTACATCAACTACACAACGATGTAGCATATGCTCTGTGAATTTACTCCAATCTTCATTAACAACCTTCTGTTCCTCTAGGTTAAGAGTTTTAGCCCATGCTGCTATAGAATGGCCTCCAATCCTATCAGGATTAAGGAGCCTAGAAAGAACCAAGGTGTCAGTAATAGTGCCACCATAAGTAATCCCATATAGCTTCTCGATTGCTGGCAGGTCGTATCCGATTTGGTTGTGGCAGATGATTTCTTCTGCTGAAAACAAAAAGGACAATCCTTCTTTAAGTTCATCTGGTCTAAAGCTCCTCTCTTCTCCTGTGTCACAGTCAAGGGTACAGATACACCACATATCTGTAATCCCCTGTACTAAGTCATTACCTTCTGTGTCGTAGATGAGCTTCAAAACTCAGTCTCACCACCATCACTGGTTTCAGGATTCTCTACAGGATTCATATGTCCTGTGATGTCGTTAAAGAATAGGAAGTCGGCTGGGCCTGTCCTTCCCGTGAGGCGGCACTTAAGTACATGGAGATGCGATGTGTTCCGCTGCTCCTCATCCTTACATTGCTGGTCTCTAGATAAAGCGTAGACATTATTACTGAGCTGC